GCGTCACCAGCACCATCTACTGCCTCTATACCTTTTTGTATTTTATTTTCATCCCATGATATAAACCAATTGCCATCAGTCTCTTCATTCTCTGAACCACCAATCGACGCAAATGCAGCACCAACCATTCCTAATACAGCCTTAATCTTACCAGCTGTTGCTTCAGGATCTTTTAAACCAGAGAATGTAGATAGAGCATCTGCAATTTTCTTTAATTCATCACCAGCACCCTGTACTGATTGTATCCCTTCTTGTACTTTATTCTTTTCAATACCAAGCAGAGAACCCCAAAAACCACCAGCTTTCACATTACCTTGATCGGCAACGGCAGCAAATGCTTCTTGTACAAACCCTACTGATTTAGATATGGCTGCGCCAACTGCATCAAAATCAACTTCACTTTCTACTAATTTTTGAAATGCAGATAATCCTTTTACAATACCTGTTAATGCTTTCCCTGCGCCATCAACAGAATCGATACCTTCTTGTACTTTATTCTTTTCAATTCCAAATAGACTATTAAAGAATCCACCTGCTTCTACATTACCCTCTGATGCAACAGCCGCGAATGCTCTTTGTACAAAACCAACCGTTTTGCTAATAGCAACACCCAATACATCAAAGTCAACTTCACTTTCTACTAATGATTGGAAAGCTTTTAAACCCTCAGCTATATTAGTTAATGCCTTTCCTGCACCCATCACTGCATCGATGCCTTTCTTTGTGGCATTAGGACTAAATGCATTTCCAAATACTGCACCAAATAATCCAGTAGGAGTTGCTGCTTCCCCACCAGCCTGTGCAAATGCTGCACTAATTCCTGTTAATACTGTTGCTAACTCTAAACTCTGTTCATTAGTCCAATTAACTTTTTGATATGCTTTTAATCCTTCTGATAATTTAGTTAATGCTATACCTGCTGCTGCAAAGCCAGCTGCTGCTGCAATCATCTTAGCTGAATCAACTGCTCCGCTTATCGCGCCACCTATCATACTAAAGAACCCACCTGAATCTTCTCCATCTGTTCCTAAGAATGCTGCTTTAACACCAGATAACATCGTAGTTAATTTAACAGAATCATCTTCTGTAAAATCAACCTTTTTAATTGCTTGTAAACCTGGGGCTAATAAAAGTAGAGCTCCACCAACAGCAGCAAAGGCAATTGCACCTGCTCCAATAAACAGTGCACCAACCCCGGCTGCTGCAAATACTAATCCTAATGCAGTAAGTACACCTGCCTGCACTCCGATATCTCCTAAGGTAGTACCTTTAGTAGCTGATGCAAATGGTGTATAACCCAAACCAAAGACTAATAAACCTAAACCCATCACCGCTAATGAAAGGGCACCCTGTATAATTAAACTAAACATTGAACCTAATATTGCTGTCACTACTCCTATTCCTATAAGTATACCTGCTTGTATAGCTATAGCCTCCAGGGTTGGGGCAGTTTTAGCAACAGTGAATGCAAATACTGCATAACCTAAACCAAATATAGCTAAACCTATTCCCATTAATGCTAATGAGACACTACCTTTGTTTATTTGTTTATTAAATACACCAAGTAATGCTACTGCACCACCAATTAATACTAATGAAGCAACCATTCCTACTATGATCATAGGTTGCATCATAATAAAAAATGTAGTTAATGCAAATACGGCCAAACCTAGAGCAAATGATTTTAATGCATCACCAATTTTATCTAGTGCCCGTGCACCTTTTCTTATTGGTTTTGATAACTTTCCTAATAAAGCCATAGCACCACCTATTAAAACCATACTAATAATTAAAAATGGTATTGCAATAATACCAACAATAGCAGCTAAACCGGCTAAAACTAACCCTTTGGCAAAAGATAATAGGGAAGACCCCATTAGGTCTAATGACTTCGCACCTTTATTTATTTTCTTTGATTGCTTACCTAAAGTTTCAAATGTAGGTATTAAAGCCTTAATAACTACACCTAATAATTTTATGCCTAAAAAGGCTATCGGTAAAAGTAAAGTTGCTTTTACTAAATTTACTGCAAATTTACCAATAGAATCTGATATTATTTTAAATGATTCAGCACCTTCTTTAACATTCTTCCCATCAAGCTTGCCCATTATTTCATAAATATCAAATAATGCAGTTTTAAACTTTTTAATACCACCCTTTGGAACTATACTAAATAATAGCATACCAGCTGCCATCGTTTTTGCACCAGCACCTAATAAACCTAATGCTTGCGCGCCTTCTTTAAAGCCTTTAGTATCAGCACCTTTACCACCACCAGCAGTACCAGCTCCACCTTTCTTTGCAGCAATTGCTTGAAGCAACTTAGTCTGCTTCCTAAGATTCACTAACATTTTAATGTCTAGTGCATTTAATTCTACACCACTATTAACTTTAATAAGTTCATCTAATTTTCGTATGATAGCTTCGTCACCCTTTATCTGAGTACCTAGTGCTATATTTATAGCGTCTAGTGATTCTGCTGATGATTCTGATGTAGCTTGAATCTTTGATAATGGATCCAATAAGTCTTTAATAGTTGCGACAGCCATTTAGATTTTATTTTTTACAATTTGGGCATATTCATATTTGGTAACGAAGGCATTTTGTATTGGCTCATATTCTTTTGAGCTTGCGCATTCATCCCATCCATATTGTATTTATCCTGTGTGTCTTTAGTATTTTGTGCTTCTTGTTTATTACGATCTTTTAATAAATCATTAAATATCTCCAACGTATATTCATATTCATAGAAAGGAAGCAAATCCAACTCTGATGGCTGGAGATGCAACTTTTCTAATAATAATACTCGAACTTTAAAGAAGTTCAGTAGAGATATCTGGAATAAGGAATAGAGCCTTGATGCCGCCGGGAAACGTGAGCGGCACAGTGACCTCCTCACTGCAGCTTTTACATGGGAATACCATCTCGGGTTTAACACCGACTTTCATATCTTCAGCTAACCTGTAGACAATTGTATATTTTGTAGAATCCCACCCTTGAAAGGATGTAATTTTAGCAAAAATATCTTTTTCAGTCCAGCCCCTCCAGTCTCTCTGTAAATAAGGTAAGATAGCCAGAGTAGATTTATCCCAGTTCTTGTTATTCTCTTCTCTATCTCTGATATAATCAGTTATAGCTCTCATGATTCCAATAGTTGGGGGTGCCATTTGAATAACACCATAATTCTTAGTAGCAATAGAATAACATCTATCACCCTCATCATAGTATTTTTCAAATTTTTCTACAACAGAATTAAATTGTAAATTATTAGTTCTTAATTCTACAGATTCTTGAGATTTACACATTGAAGATTTACAAGCTTTACTTGAAACTGGCATCATTAATGTATGCTCACCTGTCTTAAATGTTAATTCTCTAATAGAAAGTATTAAATAAATTCTGTCTTCTTCAAGAATATCTTTATAAGATCCTCGCTGCGTACCATACACAGTCTTAGAGCATGATATTACAAGATTATTTAAACCTTCATCTACTTCCCTAAGATTGTTTTCATCAATAGTTGAAAAACTTCTAATTTCAGCAACCTTTGCAGGTCTAATGTGAACCTCAAAATCATCTCTATAAAATTTACCCTTAGACGGGAAGCTACTAAGATCTAGCCTGGTATAACCAACCATCGCATTTAACCTTTTAATTTCAGGATCATCTGAAGTAATTTTATTCATTTGTCTGTTAGTATCAACCTTTCCTAAGTCTTGTACTACTTCATTAGGAGTTTCGGTAGCCTCTAATTGAACTGCTTCAGCTTTATCGAATTCCTTTTGGATATTATCTTCGTGTTCTTTTGACATCGTTTATTTATTTTTTGTTAATTGTTTTTCTGGTGTAGTTTCTTCAACTATATGCTCTACTATTAATTGTCTAACATATCTTGAGATGGCTACAGGTTTGATCCTATCTTCCATTGATTTTTGTATAATGATTGTATTAAGACTGTCCTCATCTTCAGGTGTTAGTAATACTTGTAATTTTTTAGTAAGACGTTTCCTTTGTGGGATAAGTTCTTGAACAGTTTCATTATATCCATATTTAGAATTATCAGACTTAAATTTATTAATCCAATACTCTACTCTTTTTAAGATATCACTTAATAGATGGTCTTCTTCAAAGACTTCAACAACCTCTCGACTAAAAGACATAGTTCCAAAATCCTTAACTGCGCGCTTGATGTATTTCCCTGTTCCAAAGTTATTAGGATTGTCATTTACTGAATACCCAATGTAAACTTTGTTTGTTTTTTCTTGTTGTAATTTATAGATTATCATATTTCTATATTATATAATTTATATTATATATTAGAGTGAAGGCAAAAAAACTGGGAATGCTACTAACAATCCCAGTTTTTAATTTATTATTAAGCTATTTAATCAACGTTATTAAAATCAAAGTCTTTATTATATGCTTCTATTTCTTTAACACTACTGTATGCAATCATATCTACTCCACCACCATTAAACCATGCTTTGATATTTTTTAAGCCTGTTAAATATATTCCCTGTCCAAGATCTCCTATTTCAATTACAAGCATATCCTCTAAAATATCATCAGCTTTGTCTATTGGTCTTAAAATGATTGAAACTGTTCCAAAATTTTTAGACTTAACTTCAGTGCTGGTTGAGCCGTCATTTCTGTTTTTCTTAAAGTCTCCGTATTTTGAAAACTCTTTCATGAAATTTGTTTCTTCATTAACTAAAGATTCATTCACGAAATCTGCAAACCTTTTAATACTATTCATAGTTTTTTATTTAATTTAATTAAGCTCCTACATTCTCCTCAACCCAATGATCACAACGATAAGTCATTGATAACTGAGCTGCATCTTGAGTTTCATAATTCAATTCATCTACAAAATCAGGTTGTCCTGTTGGGAATACATCTTTAAATGTAATCTTTCTGAAGATATCTCCTGCTCTGTTATATTGAACAACTATCATACTACCTACGTAATCTTTCTTTAATCCCATTTCACCAGTTAATGGATCATAGATTATATTATTCCAATTACGGAAAGTATTGTAGATGTAGTTTTCATTAGCTTCATTCAAGTTAAGACTGAAGTTAAGTGTTAAATCTACGAATGTCTGACCAGGCATACCTGCGAAAGATCTATCAGCAAATTTATATTTTTGTCCAACTGCATCAACTGATGGATTTAAATTATTTAATCCTCCAATTGAATTTACCTGCTCTAAGATAAGTCCTGTATCATCCCCTAATGGTGAAAATATAGTAACCTCAAATAGATTAGGCTGTATTGGTTCGAACCTTTGGCTACTGGCCCTTGACTGGGTATAATGTGGTAACGGCATAGTTTATATTGTTTTTTTATATATTCGTCTTACTTAACTCCTTATTGGAAGTTTCCTGAACTTATTGCTCCAGTTCTTAAAATAGTTGTTCTTTGTACAAGAATTTCCATTCCTCTTACTGGTTCAATATATGTATCAAGGATACCTACATTTTGATCAATTACTTCTGGTGTATTATTTGTTTCATCCATTATATTTCTATAATCATAAACACCATCATCATTTTGAACTGTTGATAAGAAGTTATCAGCTAACGTTTTTATTTCTAATCTTGTCTGAGCTGTATTAAATTCGAATAAGTAGTTTTTAAGAATTGCATCGATACCATCTTGGATATAAATTACAACCTCTCTAACGTTAATTGAACTTAATGCAGATTTCGGAACCTGTTGTGCAGTTTTATTTGCAAATATAGTTGGTCCTGTTCCACTTTGGAATACAATTGGATTCAATCCGAATGGCTCTAGATAATAACGATCTTCTTGGTCAAGATTTAATTCTAAACCAACAACACCATTTCCACCTATAACTCCACGTCTTACACCAGCCACAATTGACCACGGTAATGCGTTTTCATATTTAAGTATGTAGTTATTAGATACATACGCAGCAGGAGGAACACTTATGTTCTTTCCTAAATCCCTAACAGTAATGAATGGATAGTAATAACCACCCCAAGATCCACCACTCGTTGCCGAAGGTAATGAATATCTAATAGTTGGATTCAATGCAAGATTTCCACCCTCAGCTATCATCTTAGAAGATAGGCCGTCAGTTGCATCAGTAAAGCTTGGATCTGTACTTGCTTTAAAATCTTTAGCAGATGGTGCATTAACAATTGCGAATGAATTTTTCCTACCTGCACATAAATTTGTATAAACAGATTTACAGTTTGCTTCTATACCATTTCCGTAGGTATCTACTACATAACGGAAGTTAATAGTTTCTTTATCAGTTAAAGCTTTATATAAATTAGTACCACCTAAAATTGGACTTAAACAGTAATTCTGTCTAGTATTAGTCCCATCAGGTACGTGTTTAGTTGCTAGTAAATTAAAACCAGGCAATTCAAATACGTTAAGATAATCTACCCAACTATCAATTGGATAATATAATTCTACTTTTCTTTGTGCAGGTGGCCCAGTTACAAGATTTACATCAATTTCAGATTGACATGTTACTAATAGTGCAGTTTTTCCTGCCGGTATAATTGGATATTGTGAAGGTGTTACTCCTCCTACTACAACATTAATTCTAGTTAATCTTGAATGACCACTTACAGTACCTTCATCGTT